GATTTTGTCCATTGTTCCTGAGACGCCGCTTGAGGCATATGCATTGGGCGCATGGTCGAAGGAAAACCTTAAGCCGGCTGGCAATGCTCTGGGATCGTATGAGGTGAGCAATCTGATTCTCGAATATAGGGGCGACGAACTATTCCCGGCGGTCCTGAAATGAAAGGCTCAGCCCGCATCCCCACTCTCGCCGAGCAATCCAAAGCAGGAACGCGCGGCGGCAAGAAGAAGCTCGACGCTAACGCCATAGAGGCGCTATGGGACGAAGTTCAAGCAAAGCGCGCGGCTACGTTTCGATGGGTTGCGCCTTCGAATGGAGAAACGAAATGATAATGAAAGAGTGCAACAGCGGGTCATGGCTTGCCGAAGTCAAGAAGCGCACGGACAGACTGACGGCATTACTCGCGGTCGATAGGCTCGATAGCGCACTTGCCGAGGCGCGGGAGCTTGTTGCCGCATCGCAGATTCTGTATGGCGAGATTGTGAACGAGCAAGAGAAGGGAGGGTGAAATGGGGCGCCCAAGCATGTACACGCAGGAGATTGCAGATTTTATCTGCGAGCGGATTGCTGACGGCGAGAGTTTGCGCAACATCTGTCTTGGCGACGAAATGCCATGCAGATCGAGCGTTTTCAAATGGCTGAATGAGAATAAGTCCTTTTCGGACCAGTACGCACGCGCGCGCGAGGCTCAAGCCGATCACATGGCTGACGAAATTCTCGCTATCGCCGACGAGACAGACCGCGACACGATCGATACAGAGGGCGGCGAGCGGGCAAATAACGAATGGATCGCCCGATCCCGGCTTCGCGTTGATGCACGTAAATGGCTGGCGTCGAAGATGGCACCTAAGAAGTACGGTGACAAGCTGGATGTGGGTATTGGCGGCATTGAGGGTGCTCCTGAGGTCAAAGTTAAGATCGTGAAGTCGGAGGAGAAGTGAGCGCGCTCGAACCTGGATTCATCCCAGAAGGATGGGCGCGCGGCGACGCGGTCCGCATTATTAACGGCGACTTCAGATGCGGCGATATGGCTGCAGTCATGCGCACGGCGATTTCCTGGGGAGACTATTCCGATCTGAGTTCGCTCATTGGTATGGTGCAATTCCACGAGAGCGAACTACATCGCGTCAAGGCGTGGCTTAACTGGTGGAACGAAATCTGACGTTTAGACGTCTTCATTCACCATAAACCGTTGAGTTGTAACGGTTTCGGTATAAAATACGCAGGAATCCAAACTAATTGCTGAGGTCGTCATGATGCTGGTCGCTCTGTTCAAGTCCCTGCTGCATACGGCCGAAGGCGATACGGTCTGGGGCAAGCTGAAGCAAAAGGTCGTGGACGCGGCTGAAGCGCCCGCGCACGTGGCTGAAGGGTGGTATGAAAGCGCAGCCGAAGCGCTCGAAGCGCATGAACTGGCCGTGCTGGAGAAGGAAAACGAGACGCTTCAGGCGCAGATCACGGCTGAGCAGGCCAAGCTGGACGGTCGCACGAAGGCTGCACGCGAGGCGAAGGCTAAGTTGGACGCTTCGGCGGCGGCCCCTGTGGTCGATGCTGCGCCTTCCTCGTCAGAGCCGCAGCCTGAAGCACAGAGCGCTTCGTGAAAGCGCCCAAGTCCTACTTCGTCGAGAACGGCCTCGCCGAGCTTGGGCTTAGCGGGGCCGTTTACGATTTCCCGCCCGAGGAAATGGCTCGCATCTGTGACCGGCTTGACGCGAATCTCGCGGAGCTTGAGACCAAGGGCGCGCGCATCAGCGGTTGGGTATTCGCCGACACGCCTGGCATCGCCAACGCGGCCACGGTCGTCAATATCCCGAACGGTCTTGTCAACCTTGTCATCCTGTCGGCTGCCATCGTCGCGGCGCCGAGCATCGGCAAGAACCTGTCATCTGTCACGGTGGCGCAACTGAAGCTGGCGCGGGATAACCTGCTGTTCTTCCGCAAGTCGATCCCGCAGTATCAGCGCCCGATCAACATGCCGGTCGGCAGCGGTAACCAGCGCTTCGCCGATGGCCCGCAATTCTATCCGCAGCGTCCTCCGCAGCTCGACTCGGGTCCCGACTCGCACATGAGCCCGGATCTGGAACTGTGGGACGGCGACAACAGCATCACGGGGATGTGACATGGCGACGATCAACGAGCTTTGTTTCGACGATACGCCTGCGCTGAGCGATCAGGTGCCGATCTATTCGCAATCGAGCGGGACGACGCAGCGCACGTCGCTCAATCAGTTACTGCGCGTGCTGAGTCAGTTGCCTACGGTGCAGCCGGTCGCAGGCTCTGGCGAATTGTGGATCGACACGACGGCCGGAAACGTCATCAAGGTAGCTCTCTAGGAGTCTGTCATGGCTGCAACGAAGAAGAACCCGCACTGGTCTGAGTTGGCGCCCGCTCCGGCGACGCTTGCCGATCCGTTCGGCTTTCGGCGCGATATCTCGGTCGTGCTGTCGCAGATCGCCGCGACTGGCAATGTCGTGCAGGCGAAAGCTCTGCGGGACTGGTTCATCGCTGTGGCGAATCAGGCCGATCTTATCGCGGGCGGGACGGGCTCTGGCGTTGGCGGGGGTGCATGATGAACGTGACCGGAATCAGTTCGCTCAAGAAGTTCCACCTTGTGACGGGCGCATCGACCAATATCAACTCGCTCGCGGCTGTCCCGACTGGCTTCGACGGGATGATCGGTTGGGCGACGGTCACGGCCTATCTGAAGCTGTTCGACAAGGCATCCGCGCCGACGCTCGGCACTGATGTGCCTGCGATGACGATCATGCTGCCGGCGAATCAACTGGTGCGCGTGGACTTCGGCGTCGAGACGTGCGCGTTCAAGTTCGGATTGCAAGTCGCGGTCACGCTGAACCCAGCGGACAACGATACGACCGTGCTGGCCGCGGCGAATACGTCGGGCGTTGATCTGTTCTACTCGCCGCAGTCAGGAGCATAAATGGCACGTGTCCCGCTCGCTGACGTTCAACCTTTCCCGGTTCCGCTGATGAGCGGAGGAACGGTCGTCACCGATGACGGGAGCGTCCAAGGCGAGTTTGCGGTCAATCTGAAGCTTCGGCAGGTGCCGACGAACCAGAAAGCGGGGACGCCGACCTCGCATGGTGGCCTGACGCAGTGGATCGCGTCATCCGTGACTGGAGAATCGACGCGCGGCGGTATCGTCTGGAATGGCGTGATGTACCGCGTGCAGGGGGCGTCGGTCTATTCTTACGACACGAACGGCGTTCGAACCAAGATCGGCACGGTGGCGAATGATGGTCTGAAATGCCGGCTGGATTACGGCTTCGACTTCCTCATCATCGTGTCTGCTGGCCTGCTGTACTACTACGCGCCGACTGGATGGTCGTCGCCGCAGACGATCACGATAGCGACGGGCGGAACTGGCTACGTGCTAGGCGACACGATCACGCTGAGCAACACGAACATCGTCCTGCTGGTTGATGGCGTCTCTGCGGGCGCTGTGACGCATGTTACGGTCCAGTTGACGCAGCAGTTGCTGACCGAGTTCCTGCCGGCCGATCCGGTCCCGCAAAGCCTATCGAGTGCCGCAGGGACGGGCGCATCGTTCAATATCACGTGGGGATCGCTCGGCAACTTCATTCAGGTTGACACGACGAAGAGTTCGCCGATCACGCCGATTGTCGATGCTGCGTTCATGGCCGGCTACGTGATGGTCACGGATGGAACGGACGTGTTCTCCAGTTCTCTGGTGAACCTGGCATATTTCCCCGGCTACTTTGGCAGCGCTGAATACGACCCTGACGGCGTGAGCGCCATCTACAAGCTGAACAACCAGCTATATGTAATGGGCCGCTACACGACGCAGACGATGCAGAATACTGGCGGTAATAATTTCCCATTCACTGTTCAGCAGTCCTATACGTTCGACATCGGTTGTGTGTCCCGCCAGACGATGTGTTATTTCAATCGCACGCTCGCTTGGATAGGTGGCGGCCGGAACATGCCGAATGGTGTGTGGATGCTCAACGGGAATGCGCCGGCCAAGATCAGTTCCGCCGCGGTGGACTACGAACTGTCGAAACTGACGCCTGCGCAAACGGCTGTCGTCTCGATGGAGGCGATTTCGTTCGAGGATTCCGAGCTTCTATATGTGCATCTGCCGGATAAGACGCTCGTGTTCGATGCCACCGCAACGGTATCGGAAGGGATCAAGTTCTGGACGCAACTGAACAGCGGTGCGACGAAGACAGACTTCTATCAGGCGCGCGATTTCGTGCAGTTCAACGGCATGTGGACGTGCGGGGACGTGTCGGATAACCGCGTTGGGTATCTGGATAGCACGACGGGCGGGCATTATGGCGTGCCGGTGCTGCATCGTTCGACGGGGCCGATGGCGATGCTGCCGCTTGCGTCTGCAGGTTTGCGCTCGGTGGAACTGAAGTGCGTGACGGGCCAGTCTGGCGATACGTCGCGTATTGCGATGGAATACTCATCTGACGGCATTCGCTGGTCGCAGATCCGGTATGCATCGGCCACGCCGCGGGCGGCTTACGACAGGCGCATTCGGTGGCTTCCAGGCGGACTCGCGCGCGACAAGATGCAGATCAGACTGTCGCACGTGACGACGCAGAAGGTGACATGGTTCACGGCTCTGGTTGAGCTTGAGCCGCTGGCGACCTGACCATGGCCAATCTGACACGTATCAATCAGATAGCCCTGGCGCAGGCCCTGAACGGCGATACGGCAGTAGCTGATGCGATCGGCAACGTGGTGAACGGCAGCGCGATGAATGCATATAGCCCGATCACGTCGAGCGGAACAGCGGTCGGCGTGTGGGCTTCGATCGGTACATTGATTTATGTGGAAATAACGCTTGTTCTCAAGACGAGCGTGAAGCCCACGGTGACATTACCTTTTACTCACCAAGGATTGAGCGACCAGAGGGGAATCATTCCTGGCGCGTCGGCCGCAGGTGTCCTGATTTCAGGCGTAGTCGGTCCTGAATCAGCAGTTATGACATTGAGCCGTTACGACGGCGCTGCGCTGGATGCAGGGACTTATTTTCTTTCTGGATGCTATGAATCTTCGGTGGGGTGATCTATGGTCGCAGCAGCAGTAGGAGCGGTCGCGGTAGCAGGCGTGGCAAGCTCTGCCATGGCTGCCAATCAGGCGGGGAAGGCCAATGCATCGCAGCAACAGCAGGCGCAAAGCCAACTGGAGCTTGCGCAGCGTCAGTACGACACGATGCAGTCGCAGATCTCCCCATACCTTGATGCGGGGAATTCCGGGCTAACAGGGTATCAGGATTTACTTGGCGCGAACGGTGCGGACGCACAGGGCAACGCCATCAACGATATCAAGACCGGCGCCCAATACCAGGGCGACATGAAAACGGCAAACGAGGCCATACTCGCCAATCAGTCGGCGACCGGTGGGCTGCGTGGCTCCAACACGAGCAACATCCTCGGCAACACGTCGATTTCAACGCTCAACGGTCTCATTACGCAGAGGCTGGCCGGCTACGGGCAGTTGATGAATAACGGTCTGAATTCGATCAGTGCGTCTCAGGCTGCGAGCAACGTATTCCAGAACAACTCGAACCAGGCGACGCAGAATTCCGCGAACGCCAGCTCGCAATACGATGCGGCGCTGTCCAATTCGTTCAAGTCTGGACTTGGCTCCATCACTCAAGGCTTTAACGCATTCGCTGGCGGGGGGATGACCTGATGTACGACTTCTCAAACATGGGCTCTGGCATCGATACCGAAATGGGGCAGAACGCCCTCATCGGTCAGCAGATCGGCCGGAACCTGGCGACAGCTAAAGATAGTGTGGCGGCTACCAACGCGCAGAACCAGGCCGTTACGTCGAATGCAAACCTTCAGATCGGCAACAATCAGCGCCAACAAGCGTTCCAGATGGAATCGGCCGCGCTCTCGGGCAACCCGAACGCGCAGGCTTCGGACTGGACAGCGCTCGCGCAGAAGTACCCGGAGTTCGCCAACCAGGTCAACGCAAACACCAACCAGCAGCAAGTGAACTGGGTCAACATCCGGCAGCGTATGTCGTCAGATGCTGTGGCTACGGTCGCAGGTATGCAGGCTCGCTTGCAGGCCAATGATGTGCCTGGTGCGCTCGACTTGCTGGAGCAACGCGCGGTGCGTCAGGAGAACGCAGGCGATACGGCCGGCGCTGCCCAGACTCGCTCGTTCGAGAAGCTCATCAATACGAACCCTGAAGGCGCCAAGCAGCTTGCGTCGAGCATCCTGAACGCAGGCAGCGCGAACTCCGCTGGAGAACTGTATGCGAATCAGGCGAGCCAAGCTGGAGCGGCAGTTGCGCAGAACACAGTCCCGGCGAAGATCGCAGCGGCAAACGCTGGTGCTTCTCTGGCTGGAACGCAGGCCTCCTATGCGCCGGCGCAAGCACAAGCGGGAATCAATGCAACTCAGGCAGGAACGGCGCTGACGCAGGCCAATACCGGGCTCGTCAATCAGCAGATCACCGCGCCTCCTGCTGCCATCGCCGCAGCTCAGCCAGAATACACGGCAGGCCAGACGAATCAGCAGCTTTCCGAGCAGTCTGGCGAGCTTGCAAATGCGTTCGGCCAGATCGAGAACGGCGGCACGAGCGGTCTGCTCGGCGCGACGTGGGATCAGGCTGGGCGGCGCTGGACTGGCGATACATCCAAGCTTCAGCAGTTGCGGCAGGAAGCAGCAAGTCTGGTTACGCAGGCTGAGACCGCAAGCATGGTCAACGGCAACTTCACGGATGCATCGACCGCGCGTGCGGTGCAGAACGTGCCGCAGATCACGGACAGCCCGAAAGCGTGGGCTACCTATCTACAGGCGCGTCAGAAGTTCCTCGCGTCGAAAGCGGCATGGTCTAACGCGCGCGGGGATTGGGCGCGCAGCAATAACGGATCGTTCGGCCCTGCATATCGGGACATGACGGTGCAGACGCCGAACGGCGCAGCGTTCGTCAAGCAGGGCGATAGCTTCACGCAGTTCAGCAAGAAGGTGGCGCCGAGCTATTACACGACGCCGGGTGCAAACTCCTTCGACCCGACGAAATGACGAATCCGACCTTTCCTGTATCGTATCGTGACCCAGTCTATGCGGCGGCCGATCAGGCTGCCTCGGAGGCGGCCGGCATTCCGCCCGGGCTGCTTACGAGCATCCGCGTGGCCGGCGAGAAGTCGAACGCCAATCAGGTGAGCAGTGCGGGCGCCGCCACGCCGTACCAGGTGACGCCAACCACGCGCGCGGCGATCATCAAAAAGTACAACATTGACCCATATGCTTCCCCGGAAGCCGCGGCGCTTGGCGCTGCCTATCTGTTGAAGGAAGGCATGCAGCGGACTGGCAGCGCAGCGGGCGCTGTGACGCAATACATCGGCGGCACGGACCCGGCGAACTGGGGCGGACAGACGCGCGCATACACGAATCGCGTGATGTCGCACTTCACGAAGGGCGGCGGACAGGATGCGCCGCAAGCCTCGCCGATACCTGCAGCGCCATTGCCTAGCCCCGCATCGTATGGGCTCGATCCGTCCGTCGTGGGGATGGACAACGCGCCCCAACAGATGCCGACGCAGACTGTCGCGCCGAGTACGCCCGCGCTTGCTCCGGGTGCGGGTGTCACGGCTCAGATCGTGGCGGATTACAATTCCGGACGGCTCTCTCCGCAAGACATGGACGCGGTAGATGCGCGCGTGAAGGCGGGAAAGATCGCGGTCGATCCGTCGCAACTCATGCGACCGCAGGCGGCGCCCGCCGATAGCGCTAATGCTGGCGCGGCTCAGAGCCAAAGTCAGCCGGGTTCGGTGCCCGCGGCGCCCGCCAAAACGATCGGCCCGCAGACGCTCGCCGCGCTTCAGGCTGGAACGCTTGCGCCGGATCAACTCGCTATCGTCAAGCAGGGATTGGCAGACGGATCGCTGGTGATGCCTCAATCGCCGCAGCAACCGCAAGGCAGCGATACGGGTTCATCCATGGGTCTGCTGGCGGGCTCTACGGGCTTGCCGGCCAGTGCCATGCCGACCGCTCCGCAGAATCCCACGACAGCCGCGCAGAATGGCTCGACGCTCTCTGATATTGCGGAGCGTGGCGTTGGTGGGATCGCAGGCAGTCTGCTGGACATCGCCGCCGCCGGTGGCCGGATGGTGGGAGCCAACGACTTCGCCAATCAGGCAGTCGATGCGCGCAACCAGATCAATGAGAAGATCGCGCGCGACACGAGCGGTAGTGTTGCCGGTAAGGTAGCTGGAGCCGTTGGATCCGCGGTGCCGTATGTTGCAGCCGGTGGCGCTTCGTTGCCGACTGCCGTTGCGGGTGGAGCAGTCGCAGGCGCGGTCCCGTCGATCGCCGATAACAAATCCGGCGCTGAGATCGCGCGCGATGCTGCTGTTGGTGCGGGCGCAGGTGCTGCGGGGTTCGGCGTAGGCAAAGCGTTAGGAGCGGGGCTATCGGCATTGGCTGAGAATCCGACCATTGCGAAGGGCATCGCGAAGGCGCAGGGTCTGTTTGGCAAGTCGCCGTCAGAGGCGACGAAGATTTCCGCTGCAGGAAACGCTGCGGATGCGCACGTCGCAGCGGACATCGCGCACGCTTCGGGAAACACGCCTGACCAGCTCGCCACGAAGCTTGAGCAGGCGCCCACGCCTCAAACTCCTGGCTACACACCGACTGCGGCTGAACTGGCGAACGACGCGAACGTGACGACCGTGCAGAAGGCCAGCACGAACGCCAATCCTTCAGTGTTTGCCAATGCGAGCGCTGAGAATGACGCGGCGATCTCCAATGAGCTTGCGCAGCGCGGTACGCCTAACAATCCGGGTGCGCCAGCTAATCCGCAAGCAGTCGATCAGGCAGCAGAGGCCGCGGCACAGCGCAGCGATGCACTGGCGGCCCAAGGTCAGGCAGAAGTAAAGCCGATCGCGCCGGATGTAGCGCAGAAGCTCCAGACGCCGCAGTTCGATGCGCCGGTCAAGCTCGCGCAGCGCATGGCGCGCGATGAGGGATCGACGGTGTTCGATGACTTGCAGAAGTCTCGGCAGGCTGACGCAGGCAATACGCTGAAGCAGATCATCGGCACGCCCGAGCAGTTGGACAGCATGAAGGCGGCCCGCAGCGCGCAGGCTACCGACGACCTGAAGCAGATCTTCGAGAACGCGAAGCCCGCCAATCCAGCGCCAGTGCTGAATACGATCGACAGCATTCTCGCTGGCCCGAGCGGCAAGCGTCCTGCAGTCGCGCAGTCGCTCAACAGCCTGCGGAACATCATCGACAACGACGGCGCACCGATCACCGACGCACAGACGCTGTATGACTCGGTGCGCAAGGGCATCGACGATATGGTTGATCCGAAGATGGCGACGGCCAACCCTGCGGGTGTTCAGGCATCGCGGGAACTGTTGCGCGTCAAGGAAGTGCTAGACAAACAGCTTGAAAAGTCCGCGCCTGGCTTTCAAGGGTATCTAGACAAGTTCAAGCAGGCATCCGAGCCGATCGACGCAATGCAGTCGGTCCAGAGTCGCCTATATAGCGCGGTCGATCCTGTAAGCGGCGAAGTGGATCCGGGCAAGTTGGTGAACGCCATCAACAGCGTCAAGACCGAGCAGATGAAGCCTGGCGCACGTGCTGCCGACAAGGTGCCGCAAGACACACTCGATGCGCTGACCGAACTCGCGCGGCATCTGCAGAACAAGAACGATCTGACCGGCCTTCCTGCGCAGGGACAGGAGTACATTCGACGCGCGCTCGCATCAAGCGACAAGCATGCGGCGGCTCAGGCAGAGTTTCGTAAAGTGCTGGATAGCCAGTCTCCGGCGTATAAGGAATTGCACGGCGCGCACGCACAGAACGTCTCTGCGATCCAGTCGCAGCAGACGAGCCAGTCGGCGCTTGCTGCCGCACAGGAAGCGATCCAAAACGCGGATTCGCCGTCCGGTCTGCGCAGCATCGAGAAGATGCTCCCGGACATGGAAGCGGCAGACCGGGCAAAGGCTATCGCATTGCGGCAGCAACGCGCGCGGGAATTGGCACTCGGCGAGGCTCAGGAGCGCAACCTGAACGCGGCCGGCAAGACTGAATTTAACCGCGGCACGTTCAAGACGATCTCCGACAAGTACACGCCTTATATGTCAGCGTCAGACGCACGGCAGTTTGCCAACGTCTCGGACGACCTGTTGCGGCAGACCGCGAGCTATGCCAAGACAGGCAAGATTGCCGGCAGCGACACCGCGCAGAATCAGAGTGCGGTGAGAAGGTTCGGGAGCAATCTCGGTTCTGCCCTGAAGGATTCCGCGGTGCAGGGGCTGATTACGGGCGGCGTCGGATCTGCGTTCGGCCCGGTTGGTGCAGTGGGCGGCATGGCGGCTGGCGCGATCACTGGCGCTCTCACTCGAACAGTCACGCAAAAAGTATCGTCAATCACGACTGAAAACGCGGCGAAACTGCTGTCTAACGGTAAACTTCTGGCATCCGCGCTGCGCAACTATGAATCTCTGGCCGCGCGACAGCTTTTCGTTCAGCAGCTTGCGGCAAAAGTCGGGTTCGTAGGTGGCGCCGCAGCCGCAAATCAGTTTAACAGTCGTCGTTAGGACTCCATATGAGAAAGCCTGCCTTCGCAGTCGAGCGCTTTCAGGACGTGTATGCGGAACTTCTCCCGCTTTTGCACGAGCACTATGACGAGATCAGCCTGCATAAGCATATGGGCTATGACCTGAAGCCGAATGTCGCGCTATACCAGGCGATGCAGGACGCCGACCAGCTCATGATGATGATCGGCAGGCTTGAAGGTCGCATCGTTGCCTACTTCGTCGCGTTCGTGCGGCCGAGCATCCATTACATGGGCTGCATGGAAGCGGCCGGTGACATTTTCTACTGCGCGCCCGACCGCCGCGGCGCAATGATCGGTCTGCAGCTTTTCGAAGCGGCCGAGCAGGAACTGAAACGGCGAGGCGTGAAATGCTTCATGGCCGGCGAGAAGATTGCGTACCCGGCTGGCCCGCTCTTTGAGCGCCGCGGCTTTGAACCTATCGAACGGAAGTGGTGCAAATGGCTATAACCAAAGAAGAACGCCTGGGGAAGGTCTGGGAGCGTGCGACATCGCGGTTTGACCGCGCTTATGGTCCGCAACAGCAAGTTCGCCTCGCTGCATTGGAAGATCGACGCTTCGCGTATGTAGACGGCGCGCAATGGGAAGGCGGTCTGGGTGAGCAATTCCAGAATCGGCCTCGCTTTGTCGTCAACAAGGTGCAGAAGGCCGTGCGTCGGATCGCATCGGAATATCGGGCTAACGCCATGACGGTGAATTTCCGTTCGGGCGACGATGATTCGCGAAACGACGATATGAACGCGTTGCGGACGGTGTATCGCTCCGACGAGCAATACAGCAAGGCGCAGGATTCATACGTTTCCGCTTTCGACGAGGCGGCATGTGGCGGCATGGGTGCTTGGCGCCTGACGAATGACTATGATGTGCGCGTGGAGGTCGATTACGACGATGACGCACCGCAACGCATTCTTTTCGAGCCGATCAGCGACGCCGATATTAGCGTATTTTTTGACCCGAACAGCAAGAAGCTTGACAAGTCTGATGCCAAATGGTGCGTCGTGCTTAACCCGATCAGTTGGGATACCTACACGTCGGAATATCTGGATAGCGCTGAAGTCGAGATCCATGAACGGCCAACCAGTTTCAAGATGGTTCGATCGCTAAAGCAGTTCGACTGGTTCACGAACGATTCCGTCTACATCGGTGAATACTACGAGGTCGAGCAAAAGACCGAAGAGTTCTCTGTTTGGCGCGAGCCGAATTCGGGTGTCGAGCAGAAAATATATGCGGGCATGGACGCGGAAGAGCGCGAGCGGGCTGCCGAGCAGGCGGAAAAATATAGGTCTATCGGGTACATCAAAGTCAGATCCGGCAAAAGAAACAGGAAGCGTGTGCGCAAATACTTCCTCGACGGGTCAGGCATCCTGAAGGACTGCGGCTACATCGCCGGAACTGAGATACCGATTGTAGTTGTGCTGGGCATCCGCCAGATCATTGACGGCATCGAGCGATTCCAGGGATCTGTGCGCCTCGCTAAGGATTCACAGCGTCTGTACAACATGCAGATCAGCACGCTCGGTGACATCACCGCATTCACGCCGCGCGAGAAGCCTATTTTCACGCCAGAGCAGATTGCGGGTCATGAGTTGACGTGGGCTAACGACCTAGTTGCGAATAACCCTTATCTGCTTATCAACCCGATCACTGGCGCTGACGGGTCATCTACGGTTTCAGGCCCAGTTGGCTATATCAAGCAGCCGGACGTGCCGCCAGCATTGGCTGGGCTGATTCAGATCACGGCAGCCGACATGATGGACGTGACGGGTGGAGATCTGGCCGCCGGAGAAGTGGTCGCTAATACGTCGGATGCATTGGTGAGCCGTGTCCAGGCGCATCAAGACATGCAGGTATATATCTTCATTGACGGCATGAAACGCGCGATGCTGCGATGTGGTGAAATCTACCTGTCGATGGCTTGCGACATATACACCGAAGAAAATCGGAAGTTCACCGCGATCAACGAAGATGACAAAAACAATAGCCAAGAATCAGTAGTGATCAATGTGCCTTCGCTAGACGGTGAAGGAAGACCGATCATCACCAAGTCGTTTAACCGCGGAATGGATGTGTTCGTTGATGTTGGCCCTGCATTCAACAGCCGGAAGGATGCGACCGTGAACGCGCTGGCTAAGATAATCCCAGGCGTGACAGATCAGCAGCTCCAGCAATTGATGCTGATGACAATGGTCAAGAACCTCGACGGGGAGGGTATGGATGACCTTGCCCAGTTTGCTCGCAAGCAACTCGTGAAGGCCGGCGTAGTCAAGCCGACGCAGGAGGAAGAGGACGAACTGGCGAAAGAGCAGGAAGCAGCAGCCAACGCACCGCCCGACGCCGCAACGGTTGCATTGCTGGCGCAAGCGCGCGAATCGGATGCGAATTCCACGAAGTCTCAGGCCGCGGCCGTTCAGTCGCTATCTGCTGCCGAACTCAACCAGGCCAAGGCGGCGCAAGCTGTATCGCAGACCAACGCCTCGCAGCTTGCGACGATCATCAACATGTTGCAAGGCATGCAGGGCAACATACAGGGCACTGCCGAACAGATCAGCGCAAGCCAGCCGCAGCATCCGTCCGACGCCAAGGTAGACGCAGCATTGGCGAGCGGGAACGCCGCACCGTCGCCAGGCATCAATCCTTTGCACGGCGCCCAGGTCGTCCCCGACCCGACAGCGCAGGATCTGACGGCCGGTAACGTGGCTGCGCCGCCGCAAGCGCCTATCCATGCGTCTAACCGGCCGGCAGTGGGCAGATGAGCGACGTATCGCTTCCTGACTGGGCTGAATGCCTGCTGACACAGGGGCCGCGGTACACCATTCTGCACGGTGGCCGCGGTTCGGCAAAATCGATGTCAGTTGGCACCGCACTTCCTATCCGAGCTGCTGCCGAGCCGTTACGCGTATTGTGCTGTCGAGAGATTCAGCAGTCCATTCAGGAATCCGTGAAGTCAATGCTTGAGTCGCGGATGCGTGCGATGGACCTTGCTGGATCGTTCTACGACATTCAGAAGTCAGAGATCAATGGCGCGAACGGCAGCAAGTTTATCTTTCGTGGCCTGAGCGACATCACGGCTGACTCCATCAAGTCGCTAGACGACATTGATATCGTGTGGGTAGAAGAGGCGCAGGTGCTGTCTCAGAGATCGCTTGATCTGCTGCTTCCGACAATCCGTAAGGAAACGTCAGAGATCTGGATGACGCTTAATCCCGAACTCGACACTGATCCGGTCTATACGACCTTTATTGAGAAGCCGCCCGCTAACGCGCGCGTGATTCAGGTCAACTGGAATCGGAACCCGTTCTGGAACAGCGCGCTCGAAGCGGAACGTCTGCGCTCACAGGCAGACGACCCAGAGCGCTATGACCACATATGGGAAGGCGTGCCGCTCTCGGCGGCATCCGGCGCGATCTATCGGGTTGAAATGCACGCGCTGTCGGTAAACAACCGTATTAGGCCGATTGCGGAAGATCCGGCTCTGACGACCCATGCGGTGTTTGACCTTGGTGTAGCCGATCTCACGTCTATCACCATTGCGCAGGCAGACATTAGCGGATTGCGCGTGCTGGCGTTCCACGAGGATCACGGCCTGGCACTCAAGGACTACAGCGACTGGCTACGACAGAATGGATGGGGACATTGCACGATCTGGCTGCCGCACGACGGCCGCGCGCGCTCTCTGCATACCGGCATGTCGTCGGAATCGCTTATGAAGTCGTATGGGTGGAACGTGCAGATTGTGCCTTCACTGCCTGTCGAGACAGGCATCCAGAACGCGCGAGCGGCACTGAAAAACGCGTTTGTCTCTGACGATAATGGCTGTGGTGTGCTGTTAGAGCATCTGCGTCGCTACACACGCAATAAGGCAGGGCACCCGCAGCACGACGAACATTCACACGCTGCTGACAGCTTCCGCTACACGGCGATCGCAATGGGGCATTTCAAGGCCGCAGCGGAGCGCGTGGCGAAGCAAGCCGACCTCGCCGCGCGCGTGAAGGTTATTCCGACCGTGAACCATTGGGGCAGTGTAAATCGATGACCATGCTGATGCGGTCAACAGACGATTCGTTGCGCACCTCGTGCTCCAGTTCATTGCGGAACCAGAACAGGCGGCCGGTCAGCATCTGCAAAGCCTCATCCTTGCTGCCGTCGCTTTCCTCACCGCAGTAAATCACGGCGCCAGGCTGCCCCTGAATCACCAGGTGAAAGCGACGCCAATACCTGACGTGTTCCGGCGTATCAGCATGGCGGAAGATCCGGCCGCCCGGGCGAATCCGGTTGATCATCACACGGCCAATGCGAGTCGCCCGCGTGAAGCGCGCCAGATCAAACACGAAGTCGTGCGCCTGCGTAATCTGGTCCCATGCCGGGCGGCAGATGGATTCATGCTGGTCATAGCCCGGCAGCATATTCTGCTTGTATAGCTCGATCTGCTCGTCGGTCAGTCCAGTAGCAATCTCCGGGAAGCGGAGCATGATCGTATCGGTATCGCCGAACGGGCCCTGCGGATATTTGCGCAGGAAGTCGTCAGCCTGCCATCGTGCGGGGTCAATCGACACGGCCAGCGCGAGAGCGGACACGTCCATGCCGTCCTTGATGATGTGGAAATTTCGCATGTCAGAAAGGTATTTGAAAAACTACGATAGCCGTCATGAGCGCCGCGACCGCAGTACCCCATCCGAGGACTGTCTTGATGACGCCAAGGCCGTTGCGTCGCACATCGCTAGCGATCTTGCGCGTTTCACCGATAGCCTCGGCGCCAACCTCGATCAGTGACACATGAGTCAGAAAGAGGATGCGCCCTAGCGCCAAGCTGAAGCACAACCCCATCGTGAATGCTGGCGGCATCAGAAAGGCGCTCGCGATGCAAAGCCACACAGAGAAAATCAGCCACATTCTTTCTTGCTCCGGTCGTCCTCTTCAATCTGCTTTTGTAGCATCGAGCGGATGATCTCAGCCACTGAATAATCGCGTTCCTTTGCGATTTCTTCCAGTCGCTTTAGCATCGGCTCCGGCAGGTGTGTTTGAAAGCGTTTCATCGTGTGCATGATAGACGTATTTCGCACTACCAGGTGAGGGTTTAGCCGTATACTTCTGATGTCGCAAATTTCCACCAAAAGGTGAGTCCATGGAACAGCTAGACGAGACGCAAACGCCGCTTGAAGAGGTAAACCCACCTGCCGCCACCTCGGCTCCTGTGCTGTTTGACGAAGCGGACGACCTTGAATCCGGCGTTGAAGGCGAGGGCAGCCAGCCGGATAACGAAACTGCAGAAGTAATCCCGCAAGGCGAAGCGCCCGAGCAGAACGAAAGCCGCACTTTCCGCAAGCTGCGCGAAATCAGCAATGCTGCGCTGAAAGACAAGCGCCGTCTTGAGCGCGAACTGGAAGAGATTCGCGCCAAGCTGCCCAAGCCAGAGCCGACCCTTGGCCCGAAGCCGACGCTTGATCAGTTCGACTACGACGAAGCGAAGTACGAAGAAGCGTTCGCCGGTTGGATGGCGCGGAAAGCGGCCGCGGATGATGAGGACCGCAAGAAGCTGGATGCGCAGCGTCGCGAACAGGAAGAAGTCGAGAACTTCAAGAAGTCGTACAAGGCGCGCGCCGATTCTTTGGGCGTCGATGACTTTCAGGAAGCAGAATCAGAAGTCGGCACCATGCTGAACCAGACGCAAAGCGGCCTCCTGATGCGTGGTGCCGATGATCCGGCCGCGCTCGTCTATGCACTGTCCAAGTCGCCCACGAAACTGATCGAACTTTCGCGCATCACCGACCCGGTTAAATTCACCGTCGCCGTTGCCAAACTGGAGATGAACTTGACGTCACGCAAACCCAACCGGCCGGCGCCAGAGCCGCGCATTTCCTCCGAACGCAGCGCGACGGGTCATAGCGCATCGTCGTCGCAACTGGAAAAGCTTCGTGACGAAGCAGCGCGCACCGGCGACTACAGCAAGGTCGTCGCCTACAAGAAGCAAAACGGCCTTAAGTAGGCGACTATTGCTTAGCACTACTTGATTAACATAATCGATAGTAGTAGCATTATCGCAATTGCTGGTCGGGGCGCATAAGAGCCAATTCCTTACGCGCTCCGGCAGCTAGCTTCACGTATCTCATCACATCGGCGCTATGGCGTCAGTCCTGGTGGATGCGAAATCTGTGGCCTTTAGGCCATTCATTTTTCGTCTCTTATTTAGGATTGCAAATCATGGCTACGCCTCCGGCAGCACCTTTTATCCCGACGACCAACGCTTTTTCGAAGGAAGAGCGCGTGGCGTTCGAACGCCTTCTGGAAGGCTTTCATGACCAGTTGGTCATGTCGAAGTCGGTCACCGTGTTCCAGAACGATCAGACGATGATGGCCCGCGCAGGCGACATCATCCGTCGCCCGATGCCGTACATCGCGCGCTCGTTCACCGGCCTTGACCAGACCGCGAACTTCAACGCCAAGACCCAATTGACGGTTCCGGCCGCGCTCGACACGATCCGTAGCTCGCCGTGGGTGATGGACGCGACCGAACTCCGCGACGCGCTGCAGGAAAACCGCCTCGGCATGGCCGCCAAGCAGAAGATCGCTTCTGACATCAACGTCGATGTGGTGAACGCCGTTTCGACGCTCGGCTCGTTGGTGGTCAAGCGCACCGTCGCGGCAACCGGTTTCGATGATCTGGCCCAGGCTGATGCGCTGATGAACGAATCGGGTATCGACTACGACGGTCGTTATTCGGTGTTTGGCTCGCGCGATTACAACGCGATGGCCGGCAACCTCGCAAGCCGCGCATATCTTGTCGAAGGCCAGAAAGCCGCGGACGCCTACGAAATGGCGACGGTTGGTCGTCAGGTCGCAGGCTTCGAACGCGTTCTTAAGGCCGACTATATCTCTCGTCTGACGGCTGCCGCAGGCGTGACGGTCACGGTCAACGGCGCGAACCAGTACACGGTCCCGAAGGCTCTTTCCGCTTCGCCGAGCGGCCCGCTGCAATCGAACGTGGACAACCGCATTCAGGCGTTGGCGATCACGGTCACGTCGGGCACGGTCAAGGTCGGCGATGCGTTCACGATCGCGGGCGTGAACAACGTTCACCCGATCACGAAGATTGATACGGGTTTGCCGAAAACCTTCCGCGTGGTCGGAATCGTCTCGGGCGCGGGCGGCACCGGCACGATCAACATCACGCCGGCAATCATCAGCGGTACGGGTGGCACCGACGCGGAACTGTCGTACAAGAACTGCACGGCAGCCCCGGCGTCGGGTGCGGCGATCACGTGGCTGAACACCGTCACGGCTGGCGTGAACTGCTTCTGGAAGAAGGAAGCGGTTGAAATCCTCCCGGGCCGCCTCGCGGTTCCTGCCGATCAGGGTCTCGCAGTGATGCGCGGCACGACCGACCAAGGCATCGAAATCGTGATGACCAAGCAGGCGCACATCGAAACGTACAAGTCCTTGTACCGGATCGACGCCTTCTACGGTGTGAGCGTCACGAACACCGAAATGGCCGGCATCATGCTCTTCAACCAGACGTAAGCAAGCCGATCCTGGGCGTCCTGCGGGGCGCCCTGCTTACTTTGGGGGAACGCTATGGCGACCATCAGCGAGGCGCGTGCGCTTCCATATTTCACGGATACCTTTGGGCAGCCACTGGAGTCCGGGTTTATCTATATCGGGCAGGCGGGGCTTGATCCCGTTGCCTATCCCGCGACCGTTACTTCTGACGCGTCGGGAACGACTGTCGTCACGCAACCCATCCGCACCACACACGGCCATGCTGCCGCGGCTGGCGCGCTGATCCATCTTTTCTGTCCGATCCCGTATTCCATCACCGTTCTCGATGCAGCGGGCCGCACGTGCTATGCGTCACTGAACGAGACCGATCCGATTGCCATTGCTGTCGGCACGTCTAGCGTTCAAAGCGCGGCATCGTTGAACGAACTGCGCGCACGATCGAAGGGCGCTACGAATCAGGTATGGGTGAACAACTATGGCATGTACACGTATGTGCCGACAGATACCACGAGCCCCGAATCTGTCCCAACGATCATCGTTGCGAGCGACGGCGGCCGTTATTACCTGAACACGCTTTACACGACGACTGCGCCGACAGACGACAACTCAAACCTGGTCGCTACGACTGGTTGGTCGCAAACGAACATGCCGGCGCGCGTGAACACGATCTGCCGGTATGGCTCGCTAGGGGCTGCGAAGACGCTTGCTCGAGTCGATTGCGGATACCAATACAACCTGAGCGGCACAGCGTTCGTTGTGACGTTGCCAACTCCTGTGACCGCTGGTGCAGGCTGCTGCGTGGCATTTGTCAACACGACCGGTAATGCCTACAGCATCGTGACGCCGACCGGCTCCATCTTCAGCCGGCTTGGCAATCTCGGGACGACCATCGTCAGCTCGAAAATCTATCAGTTCCTGATGCTTCGCACTGACGGCGTGAGCTGGTTTGTTAGCGACAGCCTCGGGTATGAGCCAGTGCAGCAGGGCACCGGCATGAATCAGAGTTCCTCTGACGTGAAGATCGGATGGGACAACATCAACAGCCTGCTGTGCTCGATCAATGCGAACGCTATCAACATGGCGATCCTGACGAGCGTCAGCGCATATAACGCCAATGCCATCGGGTGCATCGCCGTGACGAACGGTGTGGCAAATCCGCCTAATGGCCCGGTGGGGTCTGTCTGGACGGTATGCCCTGGATACACATCGGGCGGCGTCAATGCAAGCCAGGCGCAGTCCGGATCTGGCGGCTTCAATATTTCTATCTGGGTGAGAACGACATGACCGCCGGTTACTTCGTTACGACTGAAAGCGGCAGCTCGTCAGAATTCTTTAGCAGTGCTGACGAGGCTATTGCCTGGGCTACCAATCAGAATCTCGCGGCCGGTACGTGGTCGCTTCACTACAAGGTTCCGGCATGAGCACGATCAACGATCTGGCAGTCACAAGCACTGCGGCAGGTTCAGACAAGCTTCCTATCTGGAAGGAAGCCGATGGAGTGACGCGGGGAATCTCCGTTGACAGCCTGGCTCAGAGCGCCCCGTTCTCGTCGATCTACCCGTCGCTCGACTCGCCGCAGTTCACCGGGCAGCCGCGTGTTCCGACCGCTCCCGAAGGCGATAGCTCAACGATTATTGCCAACACGCAATTCGTTGACCGTGCCGTTAGCGATGCGGTCAAGGCTGGCTCCTATGTCGTCGGCGGTGGCACTGCGAATGCCATTACCGGAGCGTTTCCGCAGCCTCCTGGAGCATACACGGCCGGTCTTCGTGCGGTCGTCAAGGTCGCTGCGACGAATACCGGTGCAACGACGATTAACCTCAACGGTCTGGGCGCTGTCGCAGTGGTGCGCGCGCCGAATCTACCGCTGACAGCCAATACGCTGATTGCTGGCGGCGTCTATACGATGGTGTATGACGGAACGAATTTCCAGGTGCAGACAAGCGATGCACTCGGGCCGTTCTACGCAGTAGATACCGGCGCGGCCAATTCTCTTGTGGCGACGATTTCCCCGACGCCGGCCGCCTATGTGACCGGTATGCGGGTGAGCGTAAAAGCCATTGCCAGCAACACCGGAGCGACGACCGTCAACCTTAATGGCCTTGGCATTGTGCCGGTCGTGGATGCGGCCGGGAACGCCCTGAAAAGCGGGATGATCGCGGCTAATGGTGTCTACGAACTTGAGTTCGACGGCACGTATTTCCGCCTGTCCAATGCGACGCAGGTTAAAAAGAACATCCGTGACTTCGGAGCGGTTGGCGATGGTGTGACCGACAACACGGCTGCATTCAATGCAGCGCTCACCGCGGCAATCGCGGAGAGTTCGGGACATATCCATATCGTCATCCCTGCGGGCACGTTCTACTTCGTCAACCCGCTCACCTACAGCTTCCCGGCAAGCCCTGTCATCGCGTCGATCACGATCAGTGGTGCAGGACAGGATGTGACGCAATTGCTGTTTGCCGCCTCGGTGAACGGCATGAACATCACGTTGCAGAACCAGTTCAACACCTTCCACATTCGCGAAATGACGCTTTCGACGAATGGGCAAGGTCCGACGAACTGCTACGGGATCAACATCGTCCAGTCCGCGTCGAGCATTCCGAACCCGGCCAACACTCCGCAATCGGACATCACGAACGTTACCCTGCGTGGCTCTGACGGCTATCAGGTCGGCAACTACTGGGCTCGCGGCGTAAGCGTCCTGTCCGCATCGAATGTCGCGTTCACCGGCGTCTATGTTGCCGGGTACGGCTTCAATACAGACGGCGTTTATCTGGTTGGAGGCTCGGCTGCCCTGGTGCCGGCGCCGTTCAACTTCACGAATTGCACGTTCAATTTCTGCCGCGCCGGTATCAACTATGGGGCGTGGGTGCAGGGCGTCTCCGTCAACCAGAGCAACTTCACCGGCAACCAGTACGGCATTTACGCCGCGGCCGGCGAATCCGGTCTCGATCAGCTCAGCGTCAATGGCTGCCAGTTCAATTGCACGATCGCGGGCATCGGGCTTTTCTCCCCGATGGGGGCTCTGACCGTCACGAACAACTTCTTCCTCGTGCAGAACAACTCGTGGGGGATTTCGCTTGATCAGACCTATGACGGAGCAATTCTAGGTAATGCTTTCAACCCTGCTGTCGGATCGCCAACAGGAACTGTCGCGGTCAAGATCGGTACATGGCTGGGGGCTTCGCTCGTCGTCAGTACGAACTCGATTCTCAATCTGAATACGGGCCTCATCCTGACCGCAGGAGCGAAGAACGTATCTATCGGCCTGAACACTTTTGCGGGTACTGCTCTGCCTATCAATGATTCTGGTACGGGGACCATTTACGGCGCCACGGTAACGGATATCACGGGCGGAACTCGGGCAGGATCGTTCACGACACTGGTCTCGTCCGGTGCGGCCAACGTCAACAGCCTGACGGCCGGCGCGACTTCGATCACCGGTCCGCTGACGGTATCGCAAACAAACGGCATCGTCGGCACGACGACCAACAACAACGCGAACGCGGGTGCGGTTGGCGAGTATGTGACCGCGAGTGCAACGTCTGTCGCAATCACGACCGCGGTCTCGACCAACATCACGAGTATCAGCCTCACTGCAGGCGACTGGGACGTTTCCGGCGTCATGCAGGTCTCCCCGGCAGGCGGAACGATCGTTGGTGGCGAGCAGGTTGGCATCAGCACAACCTCGGCAACTCTCGGCGCTCTCGGCACTGTTGCATTCATTGGCGCCACAAAGGCAACCGGGCAGGCGGACATCATCCCGACTCCGGTTGTGCGCCTGAGTCTGGCAGGAACGACGACGGTGTATCTCGTCGGCAATGTGAGCTACACGACCAGCACGTTGACAGTAAGCGGCCTGATCCGCGCGCGGCGTGTTCGGTAAAGCAGTTTGATAACGGGGAGAAATCATGCTGAATTTCCTTCTGCGATACACGATGAACTGGCTGTTGCTGCTTGATCGTGCGCTCAATGTGGCGGCCGGTGGCGCAAGCGATGAAACGCTCAGCAGCCGCGCGGGGAAGGGTATGCGGGAAGGCAAGCGTTGGGCTTGCGTGCTCTGCAAATTTCTGAACCTGTTCCAGAAGGATCACTGCCTGAAGTCGATCGACGCAGACGATGGCAAAAATGCCACGATCCCGGATTGACGCCATGGACCACTACAAAGAAGCCGCCATTGCAGCGGCCAAAGCTTCACCAGCATGGCTCGGGGTCTACATCACGCATGCCGCCGACAATCTCACGATCTCCGGCGTTGCAGCTTTCACCGCGACGGTCTACAGCATCGTGCAGACCTATATCTCGATTCAGAGATACCGGAGGGGAAAGTGAACCCCGACAACGAGCTGCTTCTCATCGGTGAACTGCGCCGTGACGAAGGTGTGCGATACGTGCCCTACAGCGATACGAAGGGCATTCCGACAGTCGGGGTAGGGCATAACATTCAAGCCTCACCTTTGCCGGCAGGTTGGTCATACCCGCTCACGGATGACCAGGTGAATAAGTTGCTCGATGCCGATTTGCAGAATGTCTATCACGACCTCGACCGCGATCTTCCGTGGTGGACTGACCTGAACGATGTTCGTCAGCGCGTGCTCTGCAATATGTGCTTCAACCTCGGCATGAGTAAGCTGAGCGGATTCAAGAACACTTTAGCTGCCATGCGGCAGGGTCGGTATGACGCAGCAGCAGACGGGATGCTCAATTCGGCATGGGCATCGCAGGTTAAAGGCCGTGCGATCCGGCTCGCCGACATGATGCGCAACGGAGTGTGATATGGGGCTGCTAGACATCACCGGAATCGGCTCGGTGCTTGATTTCGGATCGAAGATCATCGATCGCGTATGGCCTGATCCCACTCAGGCGGCCGCGGCCAAGCTCGAGCTTTTCAAGGCGCAGCAGGCCGGCGAGTTCAAGGAAATGGATCAGGCTTTCGAAATCGCCAAGGCCCAAATCGGCGTGAACCAGACGGAGGCGTCGAATCAGTCAACCTTCGTTGCAGGCTGGCGCCCCTTCATCGGTTGGGTATGTGGTTTCGCTCTCGCCTATCAGTATCTGGTCCGCCCGGTTGCCACATGGGCCGCGCTTTCATTCGGGCACAACCTGCCGTCAATGCCGGGTCTCGATGACAACCTGTGGCAATTGATGATGGGTATGCTCGGAATGGGCGGCCTACGCACCTATGAGAAGGTCAAGGGAACGGCGAAGTGAAATCAGAGACCGCCTGCGCCCCTGGCAATCATGAAAAGCAATGCGGAATACATCGCAGCAAGGATTGCAAGTCCGAAAGTTCGAGTGGGTAAGCGTAGGTTGGTCATGGTCTGCCTGTTTTAATGTGTAGCGCGTGCGGTATCATCCCGCTTCCTCAGCCGGATTTCAACCGCAATGTCAACCTACGCCAAGCGATTTTTAACTTTCCGATGGTTATTCGTCGGCGCCCTTGTGATACTCGGGGCCATCTACGTTTCACAAACGTGGTCCCCATCATCATATGGGCTGGTGCTGCAGCAATTAGAAGCGAAGAATACGGGGTTGGTTGTGGGCGAGCCGAAGCCGGTCAGAGCTGATGAGTGGGCAGTGATTACGTCGCTTACCGCGGCGTCCGTCAATAACCATTTCGAGCGCTATAACAAAACGTCGCCCTATAACGACGATCTGCGCATTGCATTCGGCATTCCGATTGATGACTGGGGCTATTTCTTCAAGCCGACGATGCTGCTTTATAAGTTGGTCAATCCGGCATACGCGTTCTCATTCCATTACTTTGCGGTCTTCGCGTTATTCATCGCAGGCTATACGGTCCTGTTCATGGTGACCGGCGCAACGCGCACGCAGGCTGTGCTACTTGCTTTCTGCGCGTATTTCACCGGTTACTCGCAGTTCTGGTGGACCGACAAGGGGGTGCTGTTCGCACTTTACGGCGCCGCGATGGCCGCTCTGTTCCTGCGCGTTCCGAAGTGGACCCGGCTGCTGCTGTTTTACTGGCTGCTGACCGGGATGATGATCGAAATGTTCTATCCGCCGTACATTGTCTCGCTCGCTTTCGTGAGCATGGCCTTTGTCCTGGCCTATGGTCGCGAGTGGCTGCGTCCAGTTCCTCTCGCCAGCCTAGTGCTATCTGCCGGAGCTGCAGCCGCGACAACCGTCCTTTACCTGAAAGACTACCTGCTCGCCACGACGAAGACGCTGTATCCAGGTGGCCGAAGCGTCATGGGCGGCGGTGTCGGCATGCGCCAACTGGCATCGCAACTCTTCCCGTTCTCGACGTTCGACGGCAAGTTTCACGAGCTGCTGCCCAACTCCAATATCTGCGAATCAGGCACGTTCGGGGTGTTCTTCGTGCTTATCGCGTTGTGCTTCGCGAATTACCGGAACGTCACGGCTGCGTTCAAAGATCGAGACTTCACGCGCCGCACCCTGATTCTTGGCGTCGCGCTCCTGATGATGCTGGCGTGGGAGCTTCTCCCGATCCCGGCCACAGTCGGCCGGTTCCTGCTCTGGAACAGCGTCCAGCCAAGCCGCATGCAGTATGCGCAGGGCGTCCTGCTCCTGTTTTTCGTGGTCAATATGGTCAGCCGGATCGGACTGACTGTCTCGCCGACGCGGATCGTCACGTTCGTCGCGGTGGTGGTGTTCGGTTGGATGATGCTGAAGGCGGCTTCGGAAGTCCCATTCTGGGAGAACACAATCGATATGCTGATCATCCCGTTTGCGATCGTTGCCTACCTGATCGCGCGCCACACGAAGATTGACCCGGCCGTTCCGATGCTCGCCGCGTCGGTACTCACTGCCGGCCTCGTGATCGGGCGCTTCAACCCGTTGCAACAGGCATGGCCTATCTTCAACCGCGAAGACACGCGAGTCATGGCAAAAATGCGGGCTGCGGTCGATCCAAAGACCGGCTACCTCGTGCAGCAATTCCTGCCTGAGTCGGTGCAGAACGGTCTCGGGTTCAAGTCTATTGCATACACGACCGCTGTCCCGCAGTGGCACTTCTGGAATCAGTTCCGCGACAAAGTCGATGCCCAGACATTTGAAACGTCGTTCAATCGATACTCTAATATCTGGGTGACGAACGTCAGCAAACCGACAAATCCATCTCCCGACGCCGTGATTGTCCCGAAGTCATGGTTTGACGCCTCCGGTCAGCGGTAACTGCGTCGCTCGCGCCGATCGACGGACACTTCATCGTCCGATCCGATGGCGCGAACCCAATGCACGCAGCCGCGATCCGGCATCGCCTGCACATATGGCCTGCCCTCATGCATGCAAAGGATGACCGCACCGCCCGAGCGCCATTCGGCGAAGTGCTCGCAGCCGAGGCAATGGCGATCCGTGCCTTGTTCGTTGAAGAGGCCCACGGCGGAATTCCCAGTCTACAAATGCTCTGTAACTCGTTGATTTCATTTGTTCGGCGTTGTGCGCAGATATGCGAGCACAGACCGCCTGAAATCTCTCTTAAGTTATTGATTGTAACGGACAATCGACCGTTTTAACGGTCTTACATGCAATGTAATTGGCGAACCTCCGGAACGCCGCGTCCACAGGGTTTTCAGAACATCCGTCTACAATTCGTCTACATTTTTTCTACAATTACGGCCTAGCCTGCCTTGATCTCGACCCACTCAGAGCCGCGAGAGTCCCGGTACATTTCCGTCATGCTCGCGGTCTTGTGACCGAGAATCGCCTGCGCAAATGCCGACCCGTATTGCTCCGTGTAGAGCCGCGCTGCCAAGCTTCGAATCTCGTGAAATGTTGCGGGCGTCTTACCTTCCTCCCACGTGATTTCTGCCTTATCTCGCGCCAGCATAAAAGCACGCGTTATGGAGTCGATACCGATGGCGTCGCCTGGCCTGACCTTACCGTTTGTCCGGATGTGGTGGAGCATGGATTTGGATACTACGGCGTCACGGCATCGCTTCACCACGTCATCGACCGACAGCCCCAAGGCATCCAGCCTGAGCGATACAGGAATTCGCAGCTTTGCCCCCGTCTTGGACTGCGTGACCAGGAGAAAGCCGTCCTGCACGTTCGCAAACTTCATCTTTGCCACATCATCGCGACGCTGGGCCGTCACGATAGCCAGTTCCATGCTGCGGGCTACCCATGGATCGAACTCCGACGCCGCCGCGTAGATTGCCTGGAATCGCTCCAAGGTCAGGCGCGCACGGCCCACCTCAATGTTGGGCTTCCGGGTGACCGTGACCGGATTTTTCCCCGTCTCAATGAGCCCCTTCGTTTCGGCCTCGCGAAACATATCGCCCAGGGTCTTGCGCATGAGTGCCGCCATGCTGGCACCGCGCGTACTCGTGGCCTCTTCGATGAACTTCGAGACTTGCGCCGTCGTGATCTTTTTCAGGTGCATGTCAATGAACGGAGCCGAGCGGACAGCGCGCACGCCGGCCTTCATGGTTTTCACGCTGGATGGCGATTTAGTGCGTGTTGCCTCGTAGATACGCTCGTAGTCGGTGGCCCACTCCGCAAGCGGCTTCCCCTCTGGCTCCATGATCTTCTGGGCGAGGCTCGTATGACCACGTTTTTGCGCAATCGCCATATTCGCCGCTCGCGCCTCTGCGAATGCCTTAGCCTGGTCTCGACCTAGCCCGTGATTCTCTTTTGTTTCCGGGTTGCGCCAATAGAAGTAACCAGCCCCGTTCTTATACAAATGCAGGGGCCAGTTACGACGCGCTGCTTCCCGACGCCTAGCGGCTGCCATTTCCTATCCTCCGGGCCATTTCCCCGTCACTGTCAGCATATACTGCGTTGGGCTCAACAAAATATCGGCTGCCGATCTTGATCGGTGCCGGCACGATCCAGCCAAACCGGCGCCAATTGTAGAGCGTGTTTCTATGCGGCCTGGCTTCGCCGAACATGCGCTCAGCCCATTCTTCCAGCGTCACCAATTTAGGCAAATCGATCACGTTCATTTCACACCCCATGCGTTCTTCGTGGTTTCAACCATGCGTTGTGCTGCGTCTGCCATTTACTGCTGCTCTCCCGCTTTCTGTGACAGGGCGGCGTCAATGGCCCGCTGAACCACCGTGGCGAACTCGGCTTCGGTCGGTGGCACACCCACGCACCTGAGCGACAGATACGATTCTTCGCTTGTCACGATGTTCTGCTGCATCAGCACTTCGTAAAGCTTCAGCAGCCACGCATCCCGCCCGTCTCCATTCTCAAGAGCGGCGGTGGGAGCGGTGTATCCGATCTGCTCGTATGCCTTGGCAATGACCTCGTGTGCCTTACCGCGAGCCTTGGAATCAGCCAGGGTCGAAGGCGTTTTTGTGAAGTGCAGCACCATCATTTGCAGCGTTTCGAGCAACTCACGGGTCAAGGCGTCAGCCGATTGCGCGCGCGCGGCGATCTGGGTAGTTGGGGCAGTCATTTAGGCTCCTTGTCTAACATGCTTTTCAGCGCAGCCATTTCCGCCGCATCCCGGCGCTCGTTCTGCATGCGGATCGTTTCGTGAATGTCCAGAAACTCTTGATCGACCCGTGCGCGTTGTAGCGTGTAGCCCCTGCGCGCCATCCACCAGAGGAAAATGTCGATCACGTAGACCTGACCGACGGGCCAACTGACATCCTTCGCCATGTCGTTTTTGCGAACGTCGATGGTTTGGTGGATGGCCTTGAACAGGTCTTTTTGATCATGGAAGTCGCGCATGTAACTCGGTAGGTAGCGGCCTTCCTTCAGCCATCGCTCCAGTTTTTCGCTCATGCCTGATCTCCGGCAGATGCAGCGGCGCGGTCAATACGCTCGATCTCTGCGATGATCAGCGCGCCGGCCTTGACGAGATCGCGGCGCGGCGTTGTGGGCTTCCACCATTCTCGGTCCCACGGCCAGATGTTCAGGCGGCTCTGAAGGCGGAATCCGGTAGCGTTGGCCGCATAGCATGCAGCGGCTCGGGCAAGCTCGCCAATCTCGTGCTCGTCGTCGTGTTCCGGCGTCCATCCCTCGACCGACATCTGACGCTGACGCTCGATGATCACGTCGCGCGCTGCATCGCCAAGATCATTCGCCACCGCCTCTTTCCCTGCTGCCGCGAGTAGAGCGTCGCGCTCGGACTCAAGGGCGGTTAGGCGGGCGGCTTGCTGCTCGATCAGGTCGGCGGCGTCGTTGCGCAAGCCGTGGCCGGGTTCTTCCTCGACCGTGTCGCGCAGCCGCTTAATCAGGTCTTCAACCATTATTTGTCTCCGTGGCGAGTTGGCTTATTTCGGCGGCTAGTCGATGGCATGTTCCGTTGACATAGAACTGGACATGCTTCGTCGGCTCGGGCGACCATTTGACGCCAGCGAGGCATACGGTATGCGCTTCCTCAAGCGCCGCGCGGCGGGATGCTTGCCATGCATCGATCATCAGAGTCATAACCATAGACTCGTGATATTTCGTGCGACGCCCATCATCTCCCTTGGGATACTCCCGATCGAACCATGTGTCGAAATCGCTCACGATTTCCCTCCGCTCACAGGTTGCGCGGCGAGAATGGCGCGTAGGTCACTGACAAATCCGTCGATGTTCTTGCACGAGATAGCCTCCCCGAGTTCAGTCGTCCACTCGGACCAGCATAGAAACAATTCTTCAACGTCGCGCCCGGAAAGAAACGCTGCCCGCTCGTCCTGCTCGGCAGATTGCGCGGGCTGTTGTGGGGCGGCGTCACGAAGTGGCGAGCCAGCTAGACCTTTGCGCTGCAGGTAGTCCATCGCCATAGTCGCCATGTTGTTGTCTGGCGAAGCTTTGCGGACGTGACGGACGAGTTTTCGAACCAGCATTGCCAATTCGTCCACCACCGGCTCCGGTAGGTGTTTGACTGTGGTCATGCCTGATCTCCGGTGGATGAAGCGCGGGCCACGATCAGTTTCACAGCCTGAAACAGTAATGGCGCCAGCGCTTTGGTTTCGTCGATTGAAAGGCCGCTAAGAAGTACGCCTCGCGTACCTACGATTAGCTCCATGTCGCCGATTCCCGACTCGTCAATACCGACGTTGACTAGCTCGCCGTTCAAAATGAGCTTTCCTGGCGTATCCACCTGCACTGCGTCTGCTTGCTCGGCGTCACCGCACGATTGCGCGGGAGCGGTGGGGGAACGAATTGCAAGCGCATCCGCGTAACCAAGGTCATAGCCGAAAGACCAAGCTTCATGCATACCCGGTGGCGTGCACATGACGCCGTTCGGATCAAGGCAGTAACCTTGCGGCCACTTGATATTCTTTGAGTACTGGGGCACGGCAGGCTTTCTTGCAAGCAGGGCGCGGGCGAACGCTTCCGTCAATCGCGTATCCATTTCGATGCCAGAAGTTTCCGGCGCGCACCAGCAGCGCGCAGCAATTTCACGTGCTTCCTCGATAGTCATAGCCTCTCCAGCGATCTTGGTAGTGGTGGTATTCATGGGCGGTTATCTGCTCCGCAGTGCGGACAGTCCTGTGAGTAGCGGTCAATGTCGCGCACGAATCGTCCACATCCCGAGCAGTTGATCGTGTCTGGGCGCGTCTTGCGCGGCTTTGCCAGAGCAATGCCTGCGGCGGCGACCGCGACCTTGCTGAGATACTGGAAGTCCACAGCCGGACGGGTCTTGCCGTCGATGTACTGTTTCGGCCAAGGAATGTCGCTCTCGCGAGCGTTGTGCATGGCTTGTGCCTCTTCCCGCGTATAAGCCTGTGCGTTACGCAGATCCGTCGTGTAGCCGTTTCCGCCGAGAGCCCACCACATCACGTCGTTGCCCACGTAGCTGCGGCTGTCTTGCAGATAGAACAGGTCGCTGTCGTCTGTATCGGTATTCATGTCGGGTTCCTTGCGGGTGGGTCAGGCGAGTTCGAGGCCGGTCATTCACTCGTCCTCATCCGCAGACGGTTCGCGACCAGTCACGTCAAACGCAAACGCTCGCCACTTCGCCTTCTGTTCGTCGGACTGGCTTCCCCAATTCGGAGCAATATCGCTGGCAACGACTAAGCCGTCTTTCAGGCTGTAGCTGCCGCAGTTGCTGCCGATGTCCTCGTCGGCGTACTGCACTTCAATGGTGTCTTCGGGGAAGCGCTTCGACAGTGCTTCAAGCACAGGCTTTGGGCAGCTCCAAGCGGTATCGAACTTGGCGGCGCCGGCTGCCACGTCGACAGACTGCGAGTAAGCGTTCCACTTGGTGCCCCAGTTCTGTCGGGCGAAGTCCATATGGTGGAAAACATCGCATTTGCGGTAGTTGCGAAGCATCTGCACGAACTGCTCAAACGTGATGTCGCTCATTTGCTTGATGCTGGCGCGCGCTCGATTTGCCTGTTGAAGCGCCGCGATCAACGGATGGTCATCTACCCCTTTCCCCGTTACCATTTCCGCCATCTGTTCCGCGTCCATCGAGACGTCGTCCCACGGAAATTCGCCATCGAACTTGATGATGCGGTTGAAGTCGACGTTACCTTCGTCGTTCAGCAGGGCGGCAATAACATGGCTCGGTGCTTTGATCTTGTTCGTTACGTGGGTCGGCATCTCAGGTGTCCAGAAAAGGGTGGATCGGTTATCTGCCAGACTAACGGGCGCTAGTTACTAGCCGCCCTAAGCACGCCGCGCTGTCTGCGCGGTTCGGGGGTTACACTTCCAGAAGTTCCACGCCCAGCGTCTGCACCGCGGCGACTTCTACGCGCGTCATGAAGTCGGCGAACTGCTGCTTGGTCATCTGGGTAGTGCTGACTGCGACGAGACCGTTAGGGCCTTCCTGCTTCGGCGCAAACTGGCCTTTGAAATACTCAAACCACGCTTCCTTGCTGAAGCGCTTGCCATCCACGACAGCCTGCTCAGCGACATCGCTCAAAATTGCCCAGAGCCTGCGGTTCTGCTCGCCCGATCTCTTGGCCTGGTACGCCTCCACCGTGACGACCAGCGGCTGCCCGATGCGCGCCTGTTCGCCTGCGTTGTCCTTGATGAAGGCGATCATCTTGCGGGCGTGTTCCGGGTCGCGAAGTGTGAATGTCGGCATGTCAACCTCCCCAAGCGGGCGGATAAAGTTCGTTCTTCTGCGCGAGAAGATCGTCGGCTTCCTCGATCATCCCGGCCAGAATGTCGATGGCCATTTCGGCCTGGGCGATATGGTTCTTGCGGTTGATCTCGTCCTGCAAAGCCATACGGATCAAATCGCATGCTTTCTGCGCCGACTTCTGCATGGCTTCCATCGTGTCCTTGTAGGCACCATTGACGGTCGCGTACTTGCCGCGCGCCTCTATAAGCGAAGGATCTACTTTGGCGAGGTCCATCATGCGGCCACCAGGTTCTTGATCTCTCTCTTACGCTTGCTGTACACTGCAGCGATTTCCGCGCGCTGCAATTCAGAAAGAGGTTTCGCCCCGATCACATCGCCCGTTGCAAGAAGGTCTTCGATCGTCGCGCACTTGTTGATGTCGGCAACGAAGCCTTCCATATGCTGCTTCGTGATTTCCTCGGGTTGCTCGGGCTCTTCGTCCTTGTGCAGATCGCCCTTGTGCCAGAGGTCCAGTGCGGCCCCAAAGCGCATTGCAGCGTTCCGTAGCGCGTCGCCAATACGTTCCTTCATGGCGTCCGGTCCGGTCTTGCCTTGAGCATCGCCGTACCCTAGACGAGTCACGCCGCAGACCGTCAGGCGAATCCACATGCCGCCGAACTGGTCGAGCAATGGCAAGCCGTCAGCGCCGAACGCGACAGGCTCCCATGTCCAGTTTTCGTCGCAGTCGAGCAGACGATCCGTGAGAGCGGCATGGCCGACGTAATCCAGATGAACGGCCGGCTGTCCGTGAAAGCCGCCGCAGATGTTGCATTTACTCTTCGGCGAATCCTTTTTGTATGGCTTCGGAAGCGTGCTGATCTGATGCGGCGGAAAAGGCTCGCGCAGTTTCTGAAGGCCTGTCTTTTGCGTTTCCATTTCGTGCTCCGTTTCGTTGTTCGTGCCACCATAATTCTTCTAAAACCTGCTCCTGCATCCACCAGTCGGGCCCGTCGTCTATCACGTCACCCTCCCGTGCATCGCCGCGTCCACACTTGGAGGGTCATCGGGCACTGCGAGGACTGCCGCCGATAACACAACGCCAAGCAGAATCCAGAGGCCGACGAGCTGCGCGATGTTTTTAGCCAGGCGTTTCACTTAGATTCTCCGCACGTGCTGCATCCGAGCTTGGCGCACGCAATTGCCTCCCATGCCGCGCTTTCAAGCGTCGGATATGAAGCGGTGTCCCAACATGCCGGGTAGTGCAGAGCACGCGCGATTCGCTCGCACACCGCCACCGCACCCTGCGCCACATTGGCGGAAGTTGATGCGGCGTGGGCCATCCAGCCTTCCCACTCCGATTGAACCCATGTAGTCGGATACAGTCCAACGCTATTTCGGTGCAAACACAGAAAGGCGTATTCCTCGCTTTCGCACTTGTCGCGAATGTGTGCTTCAAACGCCCCGCGCTCGCCCTGCTCGACTTTCTTCTCTTCACTCATTTCAAAGCCCCTGTGCTGCCATCCATCCGAGCAGCAGCCCGAATGCGATCGCTATCGACCAGTCAATCGCAGCGCGCATGACTACCTCCAGATCGTGACGAGTAACAAAGCCAGAAGCGCCGCTGTCCAGAAACCCGCGCTGTACGCCAGCGTCAGATCCGAAAAGGTCGGTTCGCTGCGCTCGCGCCTTTCGCGCTTACGATGTAGCGTTATCACCCTGCACCTCCGACACGAAAGAACGTCCAGCACGCGAGCTGCACAGCCAGAACTACGATTCCGAAGGCGATCATGATTGGCTCCTGGCGCGGATCATGGCATCGGCGATTGCGTATGCGACCTTCGCAGCGCTGTCCAGATACTCTGTTCCAGACAGCGAGCCTTCACCTTGCATGTAGCACTCCATCGGGTTTATACAGAGCGCTTGGTCCATTACCTTCGCGGCGAAATAGTCACGCATGGTCAGTCCGCCGAACTGCCAAGTGTCGTAGTCGTCCTGATGCCCATACGCGCCCTCATGGGGCTCGCCTGCCGACCGAGTGCTTACCGGAAACGCCGGCCCACCGTCTTTGATCTCGCTCATGATTGGCTCCCGGTGGCTTTGGCGATTGCACGTTTCGCAGCATCAGTCGTGTCGTTATCGGGATATGGATAGATCGCGAGCATCGCTTCAAGCGCCTCAAGTAGTTCCGGCGCGGCAGCCATAAGTCGGGCATTGGCAACTTCTACGGGGTTATCCTCCGCGCCACCAATGAACCCTGAGGCGCATGCGTCGCCAATCTGTTCTCCGCCGTATTCAAACTCGGATGTACGAATCTCCCAAAAACAGCAGTTCTCTATGGCGAACCACGGCCCCGGCGTATGCTTGATCTCGCTCATTGCAGTGCTCCCGTAACTTGTGCGTTCTGAAGGTCTGCCATGTGCATCGCTGCACGAAGCGCGGCAGCAGACTTGATGCACTCCGCTGCAAGCATCACTGCAACCTGATCTTCGCCATGCGTTTTAATCAGGTGATCTGCAGTCACGTTGAGCGCGGACATGGCTTCGATGACCTTGCTTAGGCTGATTTCCATCACTCACCCCCCCGCGAGCCGGCGCTCGACAATCCGCTCGAAAGCCTGATCGACCAGTACATACATGACGTGCTTGCCAGGTGTCATTCCGTTCCGATAGCCCTTCATGAACTCTTCGCCGCGCGGCTCAGTGAACTCGGCCAGTTCTTCGATCAGGTCCCGGAACGTCACCGCGGCAGCTATTTCGTTGCGCCGATCTTCTGAGGCGCATGCTGCGTTATCTCGGGCTTCTAGTTCCCGATCCCAAAGCCAGTCAGCATTGCGAAGCATGCGGCGGCCGGATACGAGGGTAGGTGTGCTCATGTCAGATCTCCTGACTTCTCTCCGCAGAAGGGGCAAAAGTTGAAAAACATGTTCGTGTCTTTCCCTTTCTTCCAACCCGTCTTGTCGGCGCGTACCGTATAAACGATGAAGGGGCGTTCTCCACCATCCAGCGTGAAAGCGATGTTCTTCGCCGATGCTTCTGCGGCAGTTCCAAGGCGCTCGCTGTAGTGCTTGGCAATTCGCGCTTCGTTGTCGCGCACACAAGTACAAGTCATGTTGTTCTCCTCAGCCCCAGCAAATGTCGTCGTAAAAGATCGTCGTGAAGTAGCAATGCACCAGGTGCCCATTGCGGCAGCGGTAATCGGAGCTGTGCAAGACTCCGTGCCGCAGATTGACGTACGAGTGGGTTTGCATGGTCGGGCCTCTCAGTGAGCCAGGGTAAGGCTGTCGCGATGAATGCAGATGCTGCGGTCTGTACGCTGTCCCTTGGCGCGGACCAGCACGTAGACGAGCGTGTCGTATTCGAAGTCAACCGTTCCCGTGAGGCCAATGTACTTGTGATGGTTGATGCAAGACATCTGGCCGATCACGACCTTTTCGCCGCCTTGCCACTTGCGCGTTGCTGCGTTGATTTCTGAGTTCATGACGTGCCTCACAGGGTTTGTTTGTGTGCTGCTGTGAGTAGAATCTTAGGCGCACCTAAATCTAACGTCAAGGAGTTTTTAGGTATGGCGAATACCTAGACGACAAAAAAGCCCGCGCGAGGCGGGCCGGTGGGGCGGGACTTGTTGGTCAGTTCTTGCGGGCCGTGATGACGCGTACAGCCATCAACAGGTGTCGGGCGACTTCATTGAGTGCTTCTTCTGCGTCCTTAGGGGTGGGTAGCGCTTCCCGAATATGTATTGGTACCCGCACTCGCCGGGTGCGGTAGGCGTCTAGGTCAATAATGTCTTTTGGGTTTGTGATCTCGCTTCGCATGTCTTTGGCCCCTCAGTGGATCGACGTGGGACGCCAGTTTCTGCTCCTCAATATGCAGTTCGCGTACCACTTCAGCATCGTGCATTCCCAGCATCTGCTCCGCAAGCATTAGTAAGGAAGTGTGGTGCGCAAACATTTGCGAGGCCATCGCGCCAAGCCCGTCCAGGTGCGCGACACACTGAATTAACAATTGTGCTTCATCGCTCAGAGGGTTGTTTTCCTCTCTTATCGGAGGATTGACGCGGGGCTTCCCGGCAAGAACTTCCCAAGGATCCAGGGCCAAGGCGTCACATATTTTCAGAAGTTTTGGGCCGCTAAGCTCCTTTATGTCCCCGTTTTCCCAGTCGTTGACGGTCGGCGCCGACACGCCGCAGCGCCGCGCAAATTCCGCTTTCGACAGACCCAATTCTTCGCGCCGGGCGGCGACTCGTTTGTTCCACGTATCCATGAGGTAAGCCTAATGTTTTTAAGGTTAGGTATGGCTTGCTTTTGGAATTAGGTCGGCCTAAAATAAAACGGAATTCGACTAAGAGGCCTTCCATGAACCAATTTGCCAACACAGTCATCGATCTGCTTGGCGGCACCAACGCAGTCGCTGAGCTGTGCGAATGCAAGCCGCCGTCTGTCAGCCAGTGGCGCACTGAGGGCATCCCGAAATACCGTCTCCAATTTCTGCGGCTTGCTCGGCCGGATGTCTTCGAAGGTCTTGAAGAACACCCGGCGCCTGAGAAAGCGTCTGCGGCATAACCAATAACGAGGTCTTACACATGGCACGCCGTGCTGAATATCGGAACGAAGTCAAAACGCGACTGCGGGATGAGGTCTACACGCGCTTGCAGGACTTCAAGCAGCTCAACTTCATCGACAGCGATTCGGCGGCGCTCGCGCGTCTCGCAGAAATGCTGTTGTGTGGAATTGTTCCTTCTGCCCGCTCGGGCGTCAGTGACGATTCCGGCAGTCGGTCCCCACTTGGGACGATTCGGGACGCAGCATGAGCGACGACAAAAAGCAGTACACGGTTGAATTTCCCGCGGGGGAAGCAGAGCAGATCGAGCAAGGGGCAGCGGAGCAGGGCATTTCGACGCCTGACTTCGTGATTTATTGCACGCGCGCCTTCTCTTTCGGCATCAGTTACGCCATTCGGATGCTCCCCAGGCAGGGACAAACTGGGCCGCACGAGGACTGATATGGACGCCGGCGATCTGCTGTCTATCGGAATGCTTATCGTGATCGCCTTAGCGGTGATCGGCGCATGGAGGTCGATGTAATGGCGACGTATTCAGAGAAATTGCGTGATCCGCGCTGGCAGAGGATGCGGCTCGAGGTTCTTGAGTGCGCAGGTTGGGCATGTCAATCCTGTCAATCATCTACGAAAACCCTGCATGTTCATCACAAGCAGTACATCAAAGGTCGAGAGCCCTGGGAATACGAGCGCACCAACTTTGAGGCTCTCTGCGAAGACTGCCACCAGGAATCTCACGTTGATAAGGATCTGATCAACGAGATTCTTGCCGCAATGCCGTCTTTGATGTGGCAGCGTGTGGCCAGCCTTCTCGCTGGCTATGCCTACGAACACGTTTCCGATGACGTGCTCTCAAGGACTTATTCGGCCCACGACTACGAAGCTGGGAAGCTATCTGCAGCCCTATCTGATCTGGAACTTTCTAAGTTCCCGATGTTGCACGAGAAGTTTGCCGAACTGATGCGGGAACCGTCCTAGGAATTGGCATGAATTACTACGAGCACCACATTGGTGACTTTCGATCCGGGACGGTCAACATGACGCGCCTCGAGCGCTGGATATATCGCGATCTGATCGAGGTGTATTACGACACAGAAAGACCGTTGACGGTCGATGTGGAGAAGCTCTGCAAAGACATTGGCGCCCGGTCTGAGGAAGAAAAAGAGGTCGTTCGTGAACTGCTTGTCTACAAGTTCACCCTGACCGGTGATGGCTACGTGCACGAGCGATGCCAAGCCATTATCGAGTCGTATCACTCTCGAGCAGACACGGCCCGTGAGAACGGAAAGAAAGGTGGTCGTCCTCCTAAGAGCCGAGATGGTAACCGAGAAAAACCCACTGGGTTTAATCAGGAAACCAAAGATAACCAACCTGAAACCGGATCGCAAACTAACCAGAAACCAGTAACCAATAACCATCAACCAGAAGAAAAGACAAAGGCCCCGCGCGCCAAGCGCGCTACGCGTCCTACCAAGACGTCATTGCCTGTTGATTTTTCTGTCAGTGATCGGGTTCGGTACTGGGCAGCCGAGAACGGGCATGTACGACTCGATGAACATTTCGATTCGTTCGTCCGAAAAGCTCGAGCAAAGGGCTATGAGTACGCGAGTTGGGATGATGCCTTCATGGAGGCAATTCGGGCCGACTGGGCCGGATTGAAAAAGCAGCAGGGCCCACCTAGAGCGCTTAGCTGGTCCGAAAAGAACGACGAAGTAATCGCGCAGCTAACCGGCCGGAGCCGATATGAACCAGATGACCGAACCATCGACATTTGACGGGCCAGGGCGCCCTGAATGGCCGCTGAATGCCCTGTCGAAGCGAGCGATCGAAATGCTGTTCTCTAAGATGAGCGCCTTCTACGGCGACAAGTTCGCGATGATGTGGCGCGGCTCGAAGATCGACGAAGTGCAGAAGGCATGGGCTATTGAACTGGCGAAGCTCTCGCGTGAGCAGTTGAAGGCCGGTAGCGAGTCCATGACGGCCCTGCCGAAGCCGCCGACGCTGCCTGAGTTCATCAATCTCTGCCGTCAATCCCGGCTGGAGCAGGCCGCTTTCCAGGCGCCGCGTCTTGAGCATGTGACGCCAGCCGATCAGAAGATCATCGACGCCAATCTCGCCAAAATCCGGCACTTCAGCAAGCCCAAGCGGCTGTCTGCTGCAAATCCGGGATGGGCATACGACTTCTTCATTCGCGGCGCCGCGCTGAACGCTCAGCCGACTTCCGTAGAGGTCGCCAGGAATTGCCGCCAGGCGATTCTGTCGCAGGTCGGTCGGGAGTACCCGTCTACGCAGGAAGGCGAGCGCGCGCAGCAGTGCGCGGAGATTCTGCGGAGTGTCGTGAAAGAACACGTTGAGGCCCAATCATGAACGGAAACAGACACCTCGAATCGACATCGCGCAAGGAAATCTTCGAGCTGCTGAAGCGCTGCGGCCCGTTGACGGTCGTCCAGATCGACAAGATCCGTCGCAAGACGCGCTCCAACTTTGGCGTGCGCTGGCTGCTTCGCAACGGCTACTTGGGAATGTTGCCCACATACCCCGCCAAGTTCGTCGTCGGCAGCCTGGAATACATCGCATCAGAAGTGCCTGAAGGGATGCGCTGCGTGCTTGACGCTCTGGAGACTTACGGCCCTGCCACGTCGCTTGAGATCGGTGAGCGGATCGGCAAGACACGCGAATGCATCGATGTTCAATTGCGAATCGCTCGCGCCAACGGAACGGCGCATCGGAGCGGAGAAAAGAGACTGGCCGGCAACATGACCGCATACGTTTGGAGCTTTGGCCCAGGTGCGAACTATGTTCGCGACTCCAAGCGCCAACAGAAGTTGCGCCAGCGTGCGGAAGAGACGAGGCCAGTGCGGATCGTTAAATCGTCCGTCAACGTCCACCGCGACCCGCTGGTCGAAGCATTTTTCGGTCAGGCAGCCTAGCCATGCAGAGCAAGAACAAACGCGCCCCTGACACGCACGAGCGCGCCCACATTGCCGCGATCAAGGAAATGGATTGCGGCGTATGCGGAGCGGCCGGCCCGAGCGACGCGCACGAACTGAAGCAGGGACAGTGGTTCACGGCTATTCCGCTATGCAAGGACTGCCATCAAGGGTCTTTCAACGGTATCCACGGCCAGCAGCGCATCTGGAAGGTGCTGAAGAAGGATGAGTTGTCGGTGCTGAACGAGACGATAGAGCGGGTGGTGTACGGATGAAATACGCCGCCAAAGCCGATCGCAACCAACCGGAGATCGTGGCCGCCCTGCGGTCCATCGGCGCGCGCGTGGTGCCGACTCACACGGTTGGTCAGGGATTTCCTGATCTGGTGGTGGCGATCGGCCAGCGAACGATCCTGATCGAGATCAAGGACGGCCAGAAGGTAAAGAGCAAACGCCGCCTCACGCCGCAGCAGGAAGAATTTCACGCCGCATGGACTGGCGAAATCTACGTTGTCGAGACCATCGAAGAAGCATTGGCCGCGGCGAAAGGAGAGGGCAAATGAAAAAGACTGAATGGTTCGACGGTGAAATTACCCCGGTGCGGATCGGATTTTACGAAGTTACTGAACCGAAGGGGCACTCATCCCATGGGAGATGGCGTGGCTTCCAATACTGGAACGGCGATCACTGGGAACAATTGACGTTCTATGCGGTGCCATCTGGGGGGAAATCGATCTACCAAAACCATTGCTGGCGTGGCCTTACCGAGAAAGCATCATGACTCTAACCGACTGGATCCCCTGCAAAACTCCCCCGGTTCGTGACGGGTGGTACGACCTGGAGCGCCGGCTGAACGACGGCAGCGTAATTCAGGCTGCAGAGCGCGTGCGTTTCGCTAACGGTGAATGGGACCGTCATTCGAGCAAATCGGAGATTGGCGTGTGGGTAGGGACGGACTACTGGCGCGGCGTGACTGAGGAGAGCAAGTGATGAAAGCAGAAATGAGCGCCAAGGGGATTTTGTCAATTGTTCCGGA